ATAATTTTTACCAGGAGAGAAAGTGAAATTTAAAGTAGAAAAAAATATACCGGTGCGCAGATTTAACTCACCATTCTGTGAGGCCTTAGACACATTAGAAATTGGCGATAGTATTGGGGATCTAACCAAAGAAGAAGTCTATAAATACAGGCTTAACTTTTATACCAGAGTATTTAAAGACCGCAAATTTTCATTCAAGAAAGAAGCTGATAACTCTTACAGAGTATGGAGAATTGCATAATGCCAAGTTATAAAATAAAAATTGAAGAAAAAAAATCTGCTAACTACAACATAAAGGCAAAAAATATTGCAGAGGCAAAAGAGTTAGCTTACTGGCGATTGCATACGCAAACTAGACCTTCAATACAACCAACAGTATCTTATGAAATGGTAAGACTTTCTAAAAATAAACCAGCAAATGAGCTTTGAAAAAGGATTAGAAGAACTAAATAGAATTGTTGAAAAACTAAACTTAGGACAGGCAAACTTAGAAGATTCAATAGCCGAATGGGAAAAAGGCATCAAAGTCATAGACTATTGTGAACGCAAACTCCAGGACGCAGAAGAAAGAGTTAACCTTCTGCTCTCTGATTCTGATCTTCCGCATCTAAAGAATCGTCAGGCTCAACGTCCTCAATCTCTTGATGATTCTCCTTTAAATCTTGAAGATCTTGACTAGGCCGCACTTCCTCTTTGACTTCCTCTGCTTGACCTAGAATGATTTGGTTCTCTTGCACTAGCTCTTGCAACCTAGCTTCAAGCTGTTCTCGGTTCATGTGATCTATCTTGTGGATCTTCAACTCCTTCTTATCTACCATCAAGCCCGCAAGTTTAGCTCTAGCAATCTCTGCTGTCACAGCTGGACCATATGATCCATCTGCTAGTGCAACGTCTCTAATATCTGCGAGCTTCTTAGCTATGCCCTCAAAAGTTATCTCGTTCTTCTTTCTCTGCACAGCTTTGAGTTGCTTGATCTTCTCTTGCACATGTTCATACATTGCATCAGACAACAACCTAGTAGCTGCCACACCAGGATTCTCATAGCCCGCAAGATGGGCGCACTTAGTCTGGTTGTAATCCTGATACACCATGAGATCGACAAACTTCTCTTGCTTTTTAGTGAGCTTCTTTTTTATTTTCATTTTTATTTTTCTTCTTCAAATTATAAACATGCAACTTAATCAAGTATCTTTTTTTGGCCTTGGCTGATAACTTTTTTTTCATACTTCATGACCCCAACTATCCCAACCAGGTGTTTTATCTCTCGCAAAGAGTTCTATTCTTGGTAAATTACCGCTACAAGAAACAATCATGTCCCTTGTTTCTTTTGGTTTTTGTGAGTGCTTTCTTTGGTTAGAAAAAATAATATTTTTTGTGGTTTTGTTTTCACATAGTTTTTTACCTTTCACACCAAAAATTATATGTTCTGTGCAACCCCTAAAATAATATCCCATACCCATAATAGGAGTTCCATCTTTATAGGTTTTAACCCAAGTAATAGTGGTTTTGTATTCAAAACCCCAAGATTCACAAACCTCTAAACCTTGTTTTAGGAATGGATTTGTAGTCCATAAATATAAATGAGCTTGATCTTCTGTTATGTCTTTTACAGGTAAATCCTTGATGTCTATTAAATCCATAACATCATATACGGATGCTGCTGAATGATTGCCATCCCTTTTATACTTCCAAGGTGGATCTGCATAAATAATATTATATTTTTTGTTTGGTAAATCCATCTTCATATCACTAAATTATATCTATAGATTGACCTATTCTCTATCAAAGATTGGGTGCGTTTAGCCACCCATCTATAGTTCTCTATAGAGATGCACATGCGCACAGCTGCACATACCAGTAAAATCAAGGGTTTCAGAGGTGCATGTGCGTATGTGCAGGCATGTGCAACTGCACAACTGCACACCCACCTAAATCGCATAAGAATGCACCCTAACAGAGGGCATGTGCAATTTGCACTTTTCCCATTGCACAACCACTTTTGCTTATTTTTTGACCACATTTATATTGTCCACTACTACAACCATGAGAGGCCTAAGATAACCTGTCTTGGGTGCGATGTTATCATCAGTATTAAATCGATAGCCATACAAACCTTTAGGCTTTTCTAGAAAACGAAGTTGCACATTGTCCTTGGGTCGGTGCGCTTTTGTGTTCCAAAAGTATTCATGAAAATACACAGAGTTTGTTGAAGCTGGCAACAAGAAAACACAGATGCATTTTGATTCGCAAGCTTTCTTAACAAACTTAGGTATGTATCTATCAAACATAGGATGACAGTAAACAATCTCATGATCCCAATCTTGCAACAAAGCATCTTGTTCCTTTGTCCAATACTTGCTGACCAAATGATTCTTATCTGAAGCACATGCATCCACAGTAAAGTCAAACTCTTGCGATAAGTTATCCCATATCTCTTTGGGTGTGCGTATGTATTCCATAGGCAGAAGCTGTTTATTTTTAGCCAGTAAATTATAATGCTCTTTCATCTCTCTGCTCCTCTTCCAAGATTGCCAGTCCAATATTTCTAATGATTTGAGGCACGATAGAATTACCCAATGCTTTGAGTCGATTGACCCTATCTGGGATGCCTGTTGCCACCCTTGGGATCTCAGGCTCTACTTCAAATCCGAAATGTCCGTCCAACCTGGCGGATAGCCCATCAACCATTCCACCCACTCCGGGTTCAGTGTGCCTTTGCCTGTGTTCCTTACCTCCGGAGAGTTGCCTAACATCTTCTGCATCTTTGCTCCAGGTTTCCCTGCTGCATCCTCGTTCGCCCCCAGAGTTAGAAACATCTTCTTCTCTTTCAGAGCCACTTTCTCCTCCAAGTTCCCTTTGTCCCTCCCTCTCTTCTGTAAGCTTTCTATGTTCTCCGCCATTGCTGATGATGCTCTTGGCGTTGGCCACATCTTCTTTTGTTGATAGACCACTGCTGCATCGAGTGTCAGACCCCACTTGGTGTTGCTGTTCTTTGCCTCTCGATACGGCTTGCCGTTCTTGTCCTCCTTGATTGTCCCCGGAGATCCTCCCTTCCAGTCCCTCGATGCTGGCGTGGGCCACATCAAGTCTGGATGTGCTACTTGATCGTTCAAGCTGATCGGCATCCCCTTGTCTAACTTCATCTGCATTCTCTCCTTGCTCGATCCTCCCCTCCCGCAATGCGCGTCTGGAGTTCTCCAAGTTCTTTCCGAGGATCCAGACTCTGTCTCTTCGATGGGGAGCTTCGACACTGCAAGCTGGAATAACAAACGATTGCGTGGCGTAACCTTGGGCTTCCAAGTCAAGACACACATCATCGAGTGCCACATTGACGAAGCCACCAACGTTTTCGACAATGACCCAAGTGGGTTGTTTGTGTTTAACAATTTCATACATGAACGGCCAGAGGTGTCTGTCGTCTTCCTTGCCTTTTTTCTTGCCTGCAACGCTGAACGGTTGACAGGGGATGCCTCCACAGATGAGGTCGAACTCTTGAATAATTCTCCTTGGGTCATTGCCTAACTCCTTTAAGTCATTGTAGATTGGCACATTAGGCCAATGCTTGTTTAATACTTTACAACAGAACTCATCAAACTCACAAAACGCTACCGTCTCAAAGCCACCTGTTGCCTCCAATCCAAGACTGAATCCACCAATCCCGGAACATAAATCTAAAATTTTTATCACGCCTCCCCCCTTCTCTTAAACCAAACTCTGATGCAATACTTTCTAATGATTGCCACTATCGTTAGGACGCTCGCTTGGGCTAGTGATATCAAGAAGCTGTTGTGTGTGACCATCAAGCACAGAAACAAGACCAACCAAACCAAAGGCAGATTGATAAGCGTGCCAGTAAATGTATCGACCATGGCCTCGCGCAATGCTTTCTTGTCTAGGTTAATCATGGCAAAAACATGTCATCTGTTCATCAAACAGATCTTGCTCCTTGTATTCTGGTTGTTTACTTATTTCTAAAAGTTTAATGTAGTTATCGCTGTCTTTTCTAAATGTAGCTGTAGCATTGACTCCAAACTTTTGTTCTTGTTTGATCCACCAATCTGCCATGCCTGGTCTTTCTTGCAGTAGCTTAACCTTTGTGTCCTTGCCTTTAAGAAAGCAGAGGTCACAGTTGCCAGCCAAAGTTTTACCGCCAAAGTTTGTTAGATTCAAATCAAAATTTTGCTGCTCCCAAAAATCTGTCACATCTTTGACTGTATGTTTTGCGTGATACATAGGCAAAACATTTGTCCATGCATTCTTTTGGTTCATGGCACTTGAAACTCTTCGAGGTTCATCGTATCTAAGACCTATCACGTTATACCAATTTTTATGTTCTTTTAGTTTGCGCATAAACCTTGACATAACTTTAACTTTTAACTCAGTGGTGCAGAATCTGGCCACAGGGTTGGGTAGGTATTGTCTTCTATCAATCAAAGCCTCAAAGGGCTCGCCATTTCTGCTTGCTGTTTCATAGGTGACTTCTTTAGTGCGATAGACTGGACGCTCTTCACCGAAATACAACTCTAGCCAATGTATTTTTACGCCCCACTTCTGTCCTATCTCATGCACAAAGTCGAGTGTCTCTGGGGCTTCCTTGCCTGTGTTAGCAAAGGTAACATATATATCTTTAGGCAGTGTGCCACCATATGCTTGGATAATATTCCACAACATGAAGCCTGATGTTCTACCACCACTGAAACTAATCAGAGCTGGCCCCTCTATCTTGTAAGGATTATTCATCCCAAGGTCTCTTCATTTCATTACCCTCTAAGTAATACCAAGTGTTCTTACCTGGGACATTGTGATTCTTCACTCTATCTCCTAAATACTTTTGCACATGTGAGACTGCGTATCTTGCAGCTCTCTCTCCTGATGCTAGGTCAGCTTCTTTCAAGGCTTTACGAGCAAGAAGTTCGAGATCCTGTCGTGTGTAAAACTTGTGCTTATCCATCGCTGATGCCACAACTCTTGCTATCTCCACCTCGTCTGGAGAATCTTGTGCATCCACCACCCTAAAGAATCCTCTGTCGTAATCAAAATAAGCGAGATGTTGTTCCGGTTCTTTAGCATTCCTTGCCTCATAGAATACATTGATGTTGGGTTTCTTACCTGACAGCTTGACACCTGAATCCATCCAACCAGCAAAGGCACTACCACCACGCGCTGACATGAACGACAAGTCATCTGCTCTTTCTTTACCAGTGTGATGAGCGATAATAAAAGCTACGCCAAAGAGTTCTATGAGTCTGTCTACCCTCGAGAGCATTGCATGTATCTCTGAGTTAGAGTTCTCTTCACCATCAAAGAAGTTAATGATAGGGTCAATCATTACTATGTCTGGTTTGTGATAATCAATACTTGTTGCTATCTCATCTATGTCTTTGTCTCGCATGAGGTTCTTGCGTAGCCTACCTGATGCAATCAGATTGGACTTGCCTATTTCTAACATCTCTTTGTCATGAACGAATGGCTGATAATACATATCAATTCTTTTCTTTAAGAACTCATGAATGATCTCTGCCTGTAGCCACATAACCTTGAGTGGCCTACTAAACTGTTGATTCATAAACTCCGTGCCTGTGGTGGCCGCTGCTGCGAATGCACCTAGCCAGTGCGATTTACCTATCTTGGGTTTACCTAAAAGCAAAACTCTTGATTGTTGAAAGACAAATGCATCACCCCAAAACTGTTCGATGCGTGATGAGTCCATGCCATCCCAAAAGGGATCTGCAAATGTCTTGAGTCCAAGTGGGTCTCTGTCTGGTTTGTCTTCATTCTTTTGCTGTTCGATGGGATCTTCTTGATCCATGATCTCTTTGAGTTCATCTGTCAGTTGTATCTGCCACTGACTTGTATTCCATTCCAAGATACCTACGCTTTCATCTGGGTTTCTTCTTAGATGTCCTGCACATATGCTATTTACTGTCTGCAATACTTCTTGCACACTCATGGGTGGGTTGTTGGTTTGATTCCAATCAAGTGATTTAATAATAACTTCGCGTCTGCCCCATCCTTCAGCAATCCATTTGCCAACAAGTCTTGCCAAGGTATCGTTACGCATACCAGTATCAACACCATCTATCGTAAGCAAAGTATTGTTTTGCGTTCCAGTCTTGCCTGTATCGTTGAAGTCATAGATTACCTTCATGTCTTTACTAGTAAGACAAGGGAGTTCGTCCATGTCATCTATGGTCATGCTGTCCACAGTTTCAAACATGTATTGGTTAGAAGGCGATATCATGACATAGCCACCTTCTCCTCTGATGTCTAGTCTGCCTGTGGTGTTTCTTACTTTGAGGTTTGGATTGATAGCGTAGAAGTAATGATAACCACCACGAGGTGTCTTTTGTTTCATGGTGGTTCTTGTTATCTGCCCTGACTCTACAAACTCACAGGCCTCTTGTGTATCTGCATCAAGCACCACAAAGTTTATGCCTGTGATAGCCGCCCAATTACAAGTTGGGAACTGTAGATACCATTGTTTGATTTCTTTTAATGTGGGTTGTTTTTCTATGTAGTTAGACCATTTGACTCTTGGTGTCTTTGACCATTTCTTAATCAGTGTATCGTCTTCTTCGTATTGATGTTTACGTTTAAAGTAATCTGGTATTGTGTCTGACCTAGAGCCACAGGGTATGAGATGAAAATGATTCTCGTAAAAAGAAATCAACATCTCTCTGCGAGAGTCGTTCATGATTTCTTCCCCCTTAATATTGAGGTTCAGGTCAATAGCCACTTATACCTTTTCGATAGATCCGTAAATGCTTTCCCAATCGAGAGCACGCCCGGTCATTTTAATAAGCTTCTTGGCCTGGTTGACTGAGGGTTGTCTATGACCCCAACGCCAAGCTCGGATAGTTGACACTGAGACTTTCAAATCTTTTGCTAAAGATTCTTCGCCTCGTTTTTCAATGTAATCTTTGAGTTGCATTTCTCTCCTAAAAAGACAATGATAATTGACGCATTACAAATTGTAAAGATATTTGTTCACAAATGATTGACAAATGATTTTATATCATTAAGATAGGTAGAGTATCTTTTTGGAGAAAAGTATATGACAGATAAAAACAATTATGAATCAATGGGCTTGCGTTCTCTACTCAAGCTTAAAAAAATAAATTTGCAGCAACAAGCAAAGCTGAAAGAAGAATCTAAAAATTTAGACAATGCTATTGTTGAATGCGAAGAAGTAAAACCAATCACACAAACACTATCAAATTCTGGTGGATCTAAAAGAGTAGAACTTAACGGTGCCATACCTAAAGATCTGCGAGTGCAATTTAAAGTGACAAGAAAGTGGGATCAAGAATTGTTGCAAGACTTAGCTAAAGATGTAACTGGCTTTCCTTTTAAGTCAGAGTTTGTTGAAGATGTTAGACAAAGCAAGAAGATGCAAGAAGCTGATCCTGAAACCTGGCAGAAGATCGAGTCTGCATTAACCACCAAGATTAATGAAAGACCTTACATATCTTTTATTGATCCATTAAAAGGAGATGAGGAGTGAGTCTATTGAATACTATTGAAACAGGAATTAAAGTCCCGGCTTTAAAGATTAATGTAGCTGGAACAGATGGCATA